CCGAGGGGGAAGGTGAGGCCGAATTGGGCTGCGTTGTCGTGGACCCACTGCTTGGCTTCCTTCGACCCATAGTTCAGGTCGGCAGCTTCGCCGTGGTTGTGGCGGGATTTCCCCGGAGGGGCTACCCACTTGCGGGCGGCGGCCTCGGAGCCGTACTTCTTCAGCGCGGCTTCCCACAGTACCTTCTGCCGGGCGATTGAGCGTGTGCCCGAGGTGATCTTGAGTTGGGCGGCGATCTCCGGCGGGGCGGCCTGGAACAGGGCTGCGAGTGGGGTGGCGAGGCTCGGGGCCATCTCCGCCACATCCGAGACCTTGTTCGGGTCGACCAGCTTGGTCTTGAGGAACTCGGTGGTGGCCGCCGGAGCCGCGAGCGGTGCGGGGCCGGAGACCGGCTGGCCCTTAAGAGCGTTCACCGCGTCGGCGGCGAAGCCCTCCTCCTGCAGACCCTGATGGTATGTCGCGGCCTCTCGACCGAGGTTCCCCTCGTACTCGTTGATGATCGAGTTTGCCTTCGAGATCGCGCCCGCGCCGTAGAACGGGTTGCCCTCAGTCTTGGCGGCGATCTCCGCACGGATGCTGTTGAAGAACTGCTGCTGAGCCGCAGGGTCGGTACGGGCGGAGGGGTTGTTCTGGAGGAACTCGTCGAACTTCGAGCGGGTGTACTCGTTGGCCCAGTTCTCACCGATGAGGCTGGTGATCTTCCCGGCCACGATGGGTGAAGCGCCGGGGAACGCACGGCCTACTTGGGTGGCGTCCACCAGCCCGTTGGTGTGGTCGTTCATGAACGAGTTGGCGTAGTAGTCGATGTTCTGGGCGTAGGCCGCCTCGTTCTCGGCCTTCTTCTGCGCGGCGGTCTTAGCGACCTTGTCCTGCACGATGCCGAGGGCCTGCGCGATCTGCATGAGGCCCTGGCCAGCGTTCGGATCGGCGTGGGTTTCGACGTAGGTGTTGACGCCCACGGCCTGCCGCGTCTGCGGGGCAATGGTCTGAATTGCAGTCTCGGTACGGGTTGCCATGGGTTCTCTTTTGGTTACGCGAAAGCGCCAGCCATGTTGATCATGAGGCCGAGCGGGTTAGGCCCGGCGACGGGCTGGTTGGCCCTCACGCGGTTGGCAGCTGTTGCCTGGGCGTTGGTGACCTTGTTGGTGAAGTCGAGAGCGTTGGCGTCTCGCTTGTCCTGGATGCGCTGATCGTTCCGACCGCCCTGGGCTGTCAGTTCGTTCATCACCGCGTCGACAGAGACGCCTGCTGCACCGAGTGAAGCCGCTTCAGCATGGGCCTTCGCACTCGCGGCGCGGGCCGCCAGCGTGGCGTCGAACCCTTCGGCGTTGGTCGCCTTCGCGTCCTGGGTGTAGTTGTGGCTCTCGTTGGTGATCTGGTTGTTGTAGTCGACCACCGCTGCAGTGCGGTTGGCCGCTCGTGCCTTGTTCTCGGCGTTGGCCGCCTGGGCCTGTCCAGCGAACTGGGCGATGCTGGAGAACATGCCGAGCATGGGTGCTAGTCCGCACATTTCGGTGCCCTGATCCTGTAGATTTCGTGGAAGGGGTGCCCGTTGATGTCGACGGTCTTCCCGAAGGAAAAGCCGGTGAACCGGAGCCACTTGTGGTGGACCTTGTTGCGGGCGTCGGTGTAGTTGGCCAGCGTGTCGCAGCCGGTCTCGTCGTGGAGCCGGTTGACGTACTCGATGGAGCTTCTGAGGAATTGGGTGGTGTGCCGGTGGACCTCGGTGGAGGCCAGGAGCCAGACCACGCCAACCCCGCCGCCCAGGCTTCGCGCGCCGTAGAGAGAGACAGGGGTGTCTCCCGCCATCATGGCGTAGCGGACGTGCGAGTGGGCGACGGAGGCGACCAGGCCCTCGAGAGGGTCTAGTCCTGACATGGCGGCGATCTCGTCGGCGTCTGCCGGGCGGATCGTGTTGGCTACCTGAAGCACATGCCAACCCTCGACTGGTGCGAGGTGGGTGAGCATCAGAACCTTTGGGCTGACTTAGGTCTCCACTGGCCCTGCCACTCGATACCGGTGAAGGCACAGTGGTAGGAGGTGTCGTTGACCACTTCGATGGTGACCAGCTCGCTCTGCCCCATGATGGGTACGCGGAACTTGCCGGTGTCGAGCGACAGGCTCCCCAGGATATTGCCGGATGAGCCGAGGGTGCGCCCTTCGAACTGGTACTGGTACACCTGACCGTTGGTGTGGGTGACCTTGATGGTAAACGCGGAGGTGTCCTTGTACTGGACACTCAGGTACCGCATCGAGAGGCGACCATCCTGGATCACGACCATCCCCTGACCCTTCTGCTCACGCATGTACTGCGTGGAGAGGACCCAGGAGAAACTGTAGCGCTGCCCGATGATCGCGTCGGTGAAAGCCGTCACATCCCCATCCACCGTGAACACGTTCCCCGAGACCAGGGTCATGGGAAACTGAATGCCCGAGTTGGTCGCAGCAGGTGCGAGCACCAGAGCCACGAGGGATGTGGGGTAGGCATACGGGAGCGTGATCGTTGTCTTTCCCGTGGAAGCACTAAAGGACCGGGTGCAGGCGGCCAGGGTGATCTTCTGGTCGAGGTCTACCGGGAAGGCCGTGAGGGTGCGCTTGGCGTCCTCTTCCATCCCGACGCGCTCCAGATAGAGACCGTCGAGGCGATTGATGAAGAGGTAGAGCGATGCGTCCACGAACTCGAAAGCCTTGATCTGGCCGTTGAACGTCCAGGTGCCCCAGGAGGACTGGATTTTCTGCTGGTCCCCGAAGGTGAACCGGTAGGTGTAGAGGGCGTTGTCCGCCACCCCCTGCACGAAGATCGTGGAGAGCCGCGACGATCCCGCCATGTTTCGCACAGGGCCAACCATGTATTCCGGGATTTGGATCGAGGCGTCGTCCGCGTTCTCGGTCTGGGCGTTGTTGTCGGTGAAGTACTCCATGAGCCGGAGGTTCACACCGCTGTCGTCGATGAAGTAGACGTAGGGTCCAACGTTCACCGGGACTTGGTTGATCGAGTTCTGGAACGCGGTCGAGAATGCCGCAACTGCAGTCTTCGGAGAGAGCACATCCCCGGTGTCGAGAATGTACTGGGCCTGGTCCGCGAACAGCACCAGCTTCTTGTTGAAGGGTACCGCGTGGTTGAGCACCGAGACACGCCCCGACACGACGCTGAGGTCGATGGGATCATCGTCGAGCAGCTGGATGACAGTGGTCCGCCAGAAGTTCTCGTAGAGGTTGGCCTCGGAGAAGACCGCGTTCTCGTCCGACAGGAAGCCCATGCGGCCCCGGAAGACGACGAGGGAAGAGATGGTGTTCCCGATGAAGCTCGGCGGCGGAGACGTGGTGGTGTCGCCGACCAGTCGCGGCCCCCAAGTGTGGGTGCTAAGGGTGAAGGTGTCGGTGCCCTGGTTATAGACCAGCTTCATGGGCATGGTGGCGGCGTTGATGGTCGTCCCTGATCCATAGCCGTAGGTTTCGATCCACCGGCCATCCGAGGAGAACTGGACGAAGTAGTCGTCGCCCTTCTCGTTGGGATCGCCCTGGACGAGCAGGATGCGGCCCACCTCTTCCTGAGGAGGAAGGTCGGTGAACGCGGGGACGGAGGTCGAGTAGACCTTGAGGGCCTTACCGGCGTTGCCGTCCTGGTAGACTTCGACCTTGAGGCCACCAGCCACCGTCAGGGCCAGCGTCGAGTTGTAGCGGGTCACCGTGTAGCCAGCCGTGGCCAGCTGTGCCCGAAGGCTCTCGGCGATCTCGGAGGTCTTCTCGACGGCCTTCGTGGCGTCCAGGTTGTTCTTGGTGAGCATCGTCGCCTTCTGCACACCGTTGACGTAGAGCGTGTAGTAGGCGTTCGGCACTGCCTCGGAGACGAAGACCGTCCAGCGGTTCGCCGGGTTCACTCGGGGGCTGGCCTCAGTCACCGCCGAGGTCGTGGGGATGATCTTGCGGTTGAGGATGAAGGTCGTGTCGCCCACCGTCAGGAGACGGCAGTTCTTCTTCGGGTCAGCCAGGAAGTTGAGGTAGGAGCCAGCCATAGAGCCGCTGATGGTCTTCTCGACACCGAACTGGTTGAACACCCGGAGGGAGTTGTCCTGCACGATGAGGAAGAACGTCTGGCCGGAGACCGGATCGTTGTAGGTGTGGTGCTTCACGGTGCCGGTGATGGCGCTGCCGAGGCGGGCGATCACCTGCGAGCCGGGACGCTTCTGCAGGCCGGAGACCAGGGAGGGCCAGGTGTTGATCACCTCCTCGTGGGCGTTCACAACGCGGAGCGCCGGGGGCTGCTGAGAGACACCACCGATGATGTTGGGGAGTGCGGTCGAGACGAGCATCAGTACCTCCGCAGGATTTTCTGAGCGAGAGGGTTCGCGAAGATCGTGTAGTCCGAGCTATCGCTTTCGGAGTGCTGGAACGCCACCAGTGCCCGAGCTTCGTCGTTGCGGTTCTCCTGGGAGATGCTGTCGACGCCCAGCTGGCGTTCCTGGAAGATGCGCGCGCCGCGCACTGCGATGAGCCTACGGGCCACCTCGGGGAGATCGTCCCAGTCGAGGTAGAGCACCATCTCCAGCTGAACCGGGGCGGTGAAGGTGTAGGTGTTGTTGTCCTTGTCGTACATACGGACGTTACGGAGCACGAGGTCGCGCCAGTAGTCCGTGCCGGTCGTGTCGGCCTTCAGAGTGTTCGCGGGCACCGACAGATTCCCGGAGACATCCGGGGTGAGGGTGCGGACTTCGGTGTTGAAGTGCCAGCCGTTCATTTGCAGGTCGCGACTGGTTTCGTCGATGACATCGGAGGCGATCTGCGCGTCGACCAGCAGGCCGGTCGTCAGGTCGGCCACGGGGCTTTCGCCGATATTCGTGAGACAGCCGTTGACTGCCTCCAGCTTCGAGGTTGGCTTGAGCGCCATGTGGTTCTCCAAGAATGAAAAAAGGGGAGGCCCAAATTAGGACCTCCCCTCGGGAGACTTGCAGAAGTGCAAGCGTTATGCGGTCTTGAGCAGCACCGCAGCTTCGGGACGGAGCACACCGTGACCCACGGCGTACTTCGCGACCATCAGGGTGCCCTGACGTTCGACCTGGTAGGTCATCTCGGTCGCGAGGTCCATCAGCTTCAGCGTGCCGACAGCCGACTTGTGGGTGATGATCGCCACGGTGTTCGAAGCGTTCACCGCCTGACGGCCAGCAGCGCCACCAGCGGTTACGCCAGTGCCGGTGATGTTGGTCGTCGGG